GGGGAAAGATTTACCATACCTTCCTCAAGATTTTGATATGTGTATTTCATAAAGTGATAGAAGATTTGTTTTCTTTCTTCTAATGAAAACTCATCTGGTTGCTTTGTATACTTGACTTCCCAACCAACTTCAGCAACTCTGGTTTTTTCGTGGAAGTGAATTTTGTCTGCAAGAGATTGAATTTTTTCTTTCAGATTTGGTGAATTATAATGGTCTTTAAACTCTAAATACAAGTAACTTTTTTTGGTTTGATAGAGTATGATAAATGTGTAAATTGCCATTGCTCCATCAGAGCACTTGAAATTGACTTGTTGATATCTTTTATCTTCTTTGGGATAGACTGGTAGACGGTCCTTATATCCAAGTTCGTGTAAAAGTCTTTCAAATTCAATTCTTTTTTGTGATGGTTTGATAAACACTTGACAAAATCAAATACATATAGTATATTATAACATATAAATAACACCAGTATACTAAACTGGTATGTTTGAAAATTTACTCCCAGTAACACAAGGATCTCTAGGTTTATCATATGCTATTGCATATTTAACTAAAAGGGGTTATAATGTTTCTGTTCCACTAGTTGATAATCAAAGTTATGATTTGGTTTGTGAAGTTGAAAATGAACTAAAAAAAGTTCAGGTTAAAACTACTAGATTCAAACAAAACTCTAATTATTGTGTTCAACTAAAATCAGTCAGAGCAAATAGAACTGAAAATAACATACATAAGTTTGATAACAAAGCATCTGATTATTTGCTTGCAGTTACTGAAATTGGTGATATATATTTTATTCCAACTTCTGATATTGAAGCAAAAAATTCATTATCTTTGGGACCAAAATATGAGTCTTATAAAGATAAACTTTAAGGAGAGACAATCCGATTGGTGACGGAACCGCTCTTGAAAAGCGTTGAGGTGTTAAAACCCTTAGGCGTTCGACTCGCCTTCTCTCCGCTTCTTATAAATACCAGAAAAGTCTTTGAGACTAATGGGTATTCAGATAAACGGAAATACTGATACAGTTTCTTCAACTACTAGTGGTGGTAGTGTTACTTTACCTTCCGCTACTTTACCTGCTGTCAGCAATATTAGTGCCACAAGAGTTAGTGTAACTGGTGTATCTACTTTTACAACTGGTCCTGTTCTGATAGGTAGTGGAACAAGTACTGGAACCGCATCACAATCGCTTCAAGTTACTGGTGGTGCTTATGTTAGCGGTAATATTGGAGTTGGAATTACAAATCCCCAATATAATCTTGAAATTGCTGGATCAGAAAATGTAACTACCCAAATTTCTTTGTGGGGAAAGACAATTGGTCAACCACAAACTCTTGTAGAACCTGGTAGGATTTATGCTACTGCTGCTGGATTAGGACCTGGTGATTTGTTATTACAACCAACTGGTGGAAATCTTGGTATAGGAACCGCAAGTCCGACAAAAAAATTACACGTTCAAACAAGTTTTGTTAGCGGAGAAGCAAGAGGGGGAGGATTTACTCAAACTTTATTTGAAAGCAATAATGCTGGTACAAGTTATTGGGAGTTTCAAGCAAACTCATCTTCAGCGAATGATATTCTATTTTCTAAAAGTAGTACTGGTTCTTATGGCATTGTTGGATATGATCACTCTACTGATTCTTTAAGATTTTTTGCAAATGCTGCAGAAAGAGCAAGACTTGATAGTTCTGGAAATTTTAAACTTTCGACAGCAGGAACAAAGATATTAAATAGTTCTGGTAATCCAATTCTTCAACAAACTGGAAGTATTTTACAAGTTGTTCATACTCAAAAAACTAATTCTTTTTCCGGAACATCCACACAAACTGGTTCTGGGTTTTACATCGATGTAACTGGATTGAGTGCAACAATAACACCAACCAGTACAAATAGTAAAATACTTATTTTAACAAATATGTATATTGGAAAAACAACAGCGGGGAGTGGAGGTTATCAGCAGCATTTTAGAATAAAAAGAAATGGAACTGCGATTATTCTGGGAGATGGTGAAGGTGGAAGACCAACATCAACTGGAAGAATTAATACATATAGTACTGATACAACTAGTGGTCAATATCAAATGACAATGTTTAGTGGAGTTCATTACGATTCTCCAGCATCTACATCAGCATTAACATACCAGATAGCGTTGGGAGGATATACGGCATCTCCAGTGGTTTATGTAAATAGGTCCGAAACTTGGCAAAATTCGGCAAATGATTATGATTCTACACCAGTCTCTACCTTAACATTAATGGAGGTTTCTGCATAATGGATATAACTAAAGCAATTTTATTATTAAGACCAAAATCTATATGGTCATTAGATGGTGAAACATATGAAAAATTATGGTGGTCTGATGATAATGAATTTCCAAAACCCACAAAGGAAGAAATAGAAGCAAAGATACAGGAACTCAAAGCAGTAGAACCAATGAGACTTCTGCGTTTAGAAAGAGATAGACTCCTCACAGAAACTGATTGGTGGGCAGTATCAGACCGCACAATGACTTCAGAGCAATCAGCATATCGTCAAGCATTAAGAGACCTTCCAGACACTGCGACTCCTGTTCTAGACCCCACAAGTCGTTTAGGTATCTCTGGTATTGATTGGCCAATTAAACCATAGTAGTTTAATAATCTCTTAACCACTATCACCAAATCCTAACATAGTTGACACCGCCAAAATACTCACTAGCATAACTAGTAGTATTCAACTTAAATCCCAATGGATGACCACACTTACCAAAATTGGGTGAAAATCAAAGCAACCTTTGAATCTTCTGGTAATACTGATAATATGTTTTACCGAAGAGCGTGTGAAATAGTTAAAACTAAAAGAGATCCTCTCGCAAAGTATCTTGGAGATGAAAAGTGATGGAACCTTATGATGAATATGTGAGTCGTTCTGAAGTTCAGGAGATGATCGATGCTGCTATACGAAGACACAATCGTAATGCTTCTATCATTAGTATGTGCGTCGGTTGGGTGGTTCTTGCTTTATTTGCTGAAGGACTCTTAAGGTTGATTGGAATTATTCCACCATTACTACCATTTCTTAAAATTACATTAAATTAATGGCAACAATTACAGAAGAAGATATAAAAGAACTCCAAAAAAGAGTTTTCAAACAAAAAATAGAAGAACTTTTTGAAGAACCTTCAACTTATGAGGACGAAGAAGATGACTAATACTTTAATATCAGCAGTTATACTTTTCTTGACAATCGCTTTATTCATTCAATGGGGTTTGACTCACGCATATGGATAAGCAAAGATATAGTTTTGCTATGACCTGTTTTGTAAGGTCTTATGGTAGAAGTGTATTAAATGATGAATATATCAAACAGTTTTGTAGAGAGTGGTCAGATTGGGATGTAACACCACCACTGGATAATACAGTAGACCAATACTTTCATTACGAATATAAAAATTGGAGGGGGGTATGATTTTTCATATTGTAGAAACTATATTGAATAGTCCGATAGGACTCTTTATCATTGGGATGTGCTTGACAGTTCCGCCCGTTATGGGTATAATGCTTATACACCGAACTAAATAGTTTAGGTTGGTATAAATAATAATATACCTAACCTAAACTATATGGATAAGAAATCATTGGAAAAAATGCTTGAAGATGGAATGTCAATGAATGACATTTCAAAACAAGAAAATAAATCTCTCTCTTCCATTAGACATTGGTGTAAAAAGTATGATTTAAAATCAAAATATACTTCTATAAACAATTCAAAAACTTCACACAAATGTGGAATGTGTGGTGAAACTAATCCAGAAAAGTTTTACGGTCACAAAAAACGAGTTTGTGGAAAGTGTCATAATTCTTATACCCTAGAATTGGGAAAGAAAAAAAGAGATTTTATTATTGAATCTATGGGTGGAAAATGTGTTTCTTGCGGATATAATAAATATTCATCAGCACTACACGTTCATCATTTAAACCCATCAAAAAAAGATCCAAAATTTGCCAACATTCGTTGTTGGAATCAAAATAGAATACTTGACGAAATACAGGGTTGTGTGTTACTATGTGCTTGTTGCCATTCGGCAGTTCATGCTAATCAACTAATACTCCCGGATATCGCCTAACTTGGTTATGGCACCACTTTTGGGAAGTGGAAAAATCTTGGTTCAAATCCAAGTATCCGGACTTGCCAGTTTCTTCACTGGCACACTTGACACAAGTCTCTCAATCCCTTATAATACTAGAGCAAACAAAACAAAACAATGTCTCTGATCTCAAAATTCAAGAAAGATGTTAGCACTCTTCGTCTTGCTGCTAACGGGGAAATCTACCTTGATGTAAAGAATCCGAAACTTTATAAAAAGGTGCGCCGCTACTATGAAAATGTAGGGGTTGTATTTTCGGGTGACCCTCTTGACGACTATGAAATGCTTATGGAGTATGTCGCTCAAGATCTTGAAACTGTAGAGGTTGCATGATGAAAGTTGTTAGGAAACCAACCGTTCTTCTTGAGCGGTTTCCATATCGCTATATTCAATGCGGCATTCTAGAAATCAATGGCAAACCTGACTATCGTATTCAGAAAGTAGATTCTTATACTGGAAGATACCGAGATATGTATCTTTTGGATAATGAAATGCAACTTATGACTGCAATGGAGGACCATAATTACACCTGTTGGTTAGATCCTGATACGGTTCCTGCTTATGTGAAAGGAGATGACGAA